AATGCTGGTAAAATGCCCTTTATGCAAGGGCTATTTCAATGGGTCACGCCCACCACTTCTTGATCGTTTTGAGTTACTAGAAGCATCCGACATACCCTGTACGAATGGTTTTAAAAACCACATATTTGCGCCCGGCGTAAAAGTCTTAAAAACATCCAGTGCCGCCTTCTCAGGTCGCCCCTCAACAGCTTGCGCGGTAGCGGAGAATGGTGTCACTAACCCTGTAAGGGCAGGTGATCCTACGACCTGTAATAGCTCCTCAGCCTTATTCGACTTGAAAGTCATTAAATCGCCCAGCACGTTACCCGCTCCACCTCTTGCAAAGGCTTCAAGTAATAAAGTTGGGTCAGAATCCTGCCATCTTTGAAGTTGTTTTTCGTCGCCAGCTAACATTGCATTGATGAGCATATTTGCCGCACCCGCTGACGTTAAAAGGAAAGCCATGACTCCAAGGTTGTAAGCGTTCTCTTTATTTTTCCACTCAACTTTTCCGGCTTGCATTCCTTCAGGATTCAATCTGCGGTTTGCTCCGTAAGTTGTGTCGATAAAAACTTTCGTTTGAGTTGCTTTGAACTGAGTAAGAATTCTTCTAGCCTCACCTTCGAATGTTCCCGCAACCGTGTCCCCATGGAGAAGTCTTCTCTCACGGTTCCCAGCTTGAGGAGCACCAGTTTTAATTTTCTCTAAAAGCCACAGGTTCATTCTTTCCTTAAGTGAAGTCAGCGCGTGCCCAGCTTCCACTTGAGTTTTGTATGAATGATCCACAGCCATCAAGTCTTCAGGTCCAAGGTTGAAAAGATTTCTCATCCCGCCTTTGTTCCCAAGGTCCAGATGCTCGATGATTTTTAAATCATTAGGAGTGATATTGAACTTAGCTAAATCTGCCAGCATTACTGGGTTGATCGCTTTGCCCTTTGAAGCGTCTGATAGAAACTTCATATACATTTTGGCATTGTTAACGTGGGCAACTTTGTTGAAGAAGTATGCTCCTGATCCCTTTGAAACTAATTCCCCTGAGAACTGAAGTGCCGATCCGATTCTATCTGAAGCTGTAGAAATCCCCCCACCCATACGGTAAAGTTCTTCCATCGTAGTCGATAGATCGTACTGTGAGAATAAATGCGAGTCCTCAATGTCTCCTCTCATAGCAGTTCCCATTGCTGGAATGTACCCTGAGTAAGAATCCCAAAGGGCTTTGATGATCCCTTCTTGCATTAAGTTTCTGTGTTGTAGTGCTGTCGCAACAGGGTCCATGATAACCGAAGTGAATCCAGCCATCCCCAATTTCGCCTGAGCAAATACCGATCTCAAATGGATCGAAGTTTGCCCTGCCAGATTTGGCTCTGGGATTGCGGGCTTAACTAAATTATTCCAAGCCGTGTCCAAAGTTTTCTTTGCGGCTGTGATTTCGGCTGGAGATTTACGATCAAGTCTCATTAGTCTTTCAACTAATTCCTTGTTCATCTCGTGACCCTTGTAAGGTGATCCCCCGAATACTGAAGTCAAACCAACATCGCGTGCGGCTGATCGTGCGTAGAATTGCATTTGATCGTTCATCGTTTTGTAACGACCGAACTCATTCAGGTATGTCTGAACGGCTTCACCACTTTTCCAAGTTGTAAAAGACTTTGCGTATGATCTTCTTTCAGCGATTGAAACCGGACGTTCAAGCGAACGAGGGATTTCATCCATCAATGCCGATTCTGTTCTCGTGATATTGTCATAAGAGTATTGAAGAATTCTTTGAACTTGGTTCCCACCTTTTTCTGGCAAAGGTTGACCGCGCTTAAGCATTGCTTGAAACGATTTGATTTCTTCGGTTGGTACTTCTGGAAACTCTTTGTGGAAGTCGAGTGCCTTATCAAGAGCTGTTGCCCATTCAGTGAACTTACCGTAAATTGCTGACCCATCATGCTTAATTGGACCATCATAGTCGCTCCTGTATGCTGTTCTCATCCCCGCGCTGTTAAGCTCGTGGTTCATAATTGAATAATATTTTCTGACGATCCCAGCGGCTTGATTAACTTGGTCAGCGTTCGCACCTTTATATGGTTCGCCTGTACGAATGACCTGTCTCATCTCACTATCGTAGACACCGTTTGCGAATTCTTTACTGAAACCAATCCCAGACATTTCTCTGTCAAAGGCTCCCCAAAATGCTTTTTGGTGAACTTGGATTGCTCTTTCAGCATTGATCCCCGATCCTTTTACAGCCGATGAAGTTTCTTCATATAAAGAAAGTGCCGCCTGAGTGTGATCCTTGTTCCACGACTTGTTCATAATACGATCCATGTTGATCGCGTGCTTTCCAAGTGTGTCGAGTTCAGAGAGTAAGCGTGAGCTGATCTCTAAACCTTTGGTCTTTGCATAGTCGTTGATGAAGTTTCTAAGTTGACCACGATCAGTGATGTTCCCTAGAACTTCACGGAAGTATTTCAGCGAAGATTTAATTTGTTGAGGATTCTTCGTGCTATAGTGAGCAAGCAAGTTAACTTCGCAAGCGTCCAGTTTTTTATCGTCTTTACTCATAGATTTTTCCTAATGCAATTTTCCATTGCCTTTGCGATTTCCGGCTCTTTCTCAGGAGGATTGTTCTTTAACTCTTCTCTTAGAGCGTCTGCTTGTTTCTGAAGTTCCATAGTATATTCTTCCGTGAAACTTGTCCCCTCAATTTCGCCTTTCATAGTCTTTTCTAAGTTAAGCGTTTGCTTCAGGTCGTCAGCAACAGTCGTCAATTGGTCTTCAACCATAGTGTCGTAAGTCTCGTGAATATTCTCGCCCGCCTTAACTTCTGCCAGATAAGCAGGGTCATTATACTTGGCAAGTTTTTCACCGAAGTCGTCGTCCAGATCGTAGAAAGTATCTGGTGGAAGAGGTTCAGAAATATCAACCTTCTGTCCATCAAGAGTTGTAAAAGGTTCGTCAGTTCTAGGAACGATAGTTTCCTCGGCTCTTGGTTCAAGAGGTTTTGTTGAAGTTCCTTTGTGGAGTTGCTCCATGTCCTCTGCTCTCAAGGCTTCGTCAAACACTGACATTACAGTGTGGCGAGTGTTCCCTTGGTTCTCAAAGTGAGTTGTCCCATCATAGCCGTCACCAGCTAGGACCGTGTTGATTCGGTCGAACATATCAGAAGTATCTCTTCCTGATGCCCCTTCTTCGTGAGCGATGTCCAGAACTTCTCTGAAAACGTCAGCGAGTGTAGAGTCCTCATGGATATTTTCTAGGTAACGACGACCTTGTTCTTCGTCGATAATGTCGAGGATGTCTGGATGGTCGATGGCTTTCTGTCCTTCAAGGTCAATGAGGCTTAAATCCCCTTTGTGCCCGTAGACTTTATATTCTGCCCCGTCCTTCGCGTACATATCGAACATACCTTGTGCGGCTTCGGGAGAAGAAACAAATACGTGAGTATCACCGAAACGAGCACCAGCATAGTCAGCCTTCCCAGATTGCCCATCGTACACACCGAAGTATGGGGCTTTTGTTCCATCAAACTTGGCAGAATTACCTGCATCGAAAGCTCTGGTCGCCATTCTTTCTGAGACAGAAGAACGCTCTCCTCCCAATGGAGAAGTTGCCGTGTGAGTTGCCGCATCTTCGAACGCCGCTTTATTTGCTGTGTCCGAGTTCAGATGGCTGTTCACTTTATCTTTTGTCTTCGAGAAGTTTTCATCTTTCATTTTTTCCATGAACTCAGCACCAGCATTTCTCTTAAAGAATTTGCCGATTGTTGAGCCATAGGCGTATTTTACAGAGGAGAAAGCCACAGCCGAACCGATTGCCTGAGCTACCGTGTCCTTCAAACTTGTGTCCTGTTTCTCATAATCATCAAGTACAAATTTTCTTAATGGGTAAGTCACACCAACATCACCAACCACGTTCTCCGCGACTTCAGCCGCGACCTTCGTAATCAATCGTGAACTGGCGATCTTCTCCATGAAGATTGGTGCAACTTTAGTCAGGGGAGTCTGAAGTGCTCTCACACCCGCCCCAGTGACCATGAAAGTACCTAGAGTCAAAGGGTCGATAAGTCCACCACCTAACTCAGCCAAACCTCCAATCGTGTCTGTGACAAGCCCACGACCTGCACCAGCGTTAGGGTCTGTGACTCCCGATACGAAATCGTATAACTCTTTTTTATACTGCTCATGCTTGTACTTATCTGCCAGAAATTCCGCTTGGAAAGCGTTAGCCCCACCCTTCCATGTTTCTTCTGGAACGTCTGGGTAAATCTCAGTCAGTTGGGTTTGAGAGTAATGGGGAGTGCCCGCACCTGTAGCCATCGCTCCCAGTGTGTAGGAAACCCCACTCTTCAAAGCACTGTCGAAAGACTCAGCGGCATAGTCTCCCAGATCAGGGGCATCTGGGATTGTTTGACTAGTCGATTCTAATTCTAATTCTTCAAGTGAGTTTTCAATAGTAGGGGAAATAATCCCTTGAAATGAAGCCATTATTTACCTTTCTTTTTTACTGGAGTTTCGAACAATTCCTTCTCACGTTTTCTACGAGCTAGAAGGTCTTCTGAAACTTCTCCGGTTTTTTTGTTCTTAACCTTACCATACTTCAAGAACTCTTTCGCGGCTTCTTTTCTTCTTCCTGCATTAATTAAGTTGACGATGTTTTCCACCGCGTCAGCGTTCGCGCCCTTGTTGAAGGCTAGGGAAGTAAGTGCCGCCTTTTCGTTCTCATTGACGGGAACTTTTAACTTCTTCATTACCCCACCTTGGTGTTTCGCAATGTCTGCAATTAGAAGTTTATCCGCTTCAGCCGCCGATAGTGGCTTGTCAAATTTCTCACCAGCTAAAGGAGTGTGCCCGTGACCTACAGCCATGTTCCCATAATTGTCGTCAGTCGGAGAAGCTACCATCCCTTCCTCTTTCTTTAGGAAGTTAGCCGCTACTGTGTGGTTGTTCGCCCCTGAAACTTGTCCCATTACTTCGTCAGCAATATTTCCAGCGTTAACTTTTGTGTTTGGCGCGGGTCTGATTGATCTCGGAGTAGGGGCTTTCAATTGAGGAGTGTGTACCCCTTGAGAAAAATATTTCGTATGAAGAGCACCAGCATCAGAATTCTGAAGCTCACGCACGTTTTTAATAACTGGAACGAAAGACTTCCCTTCTGGAGTCTTCAGTTTCAATCTGTAATATTGTCCGTTCGTGTCTTTAAACATCGCTACGATTTCCTGAGCTTTCCCAGTCACATCTGTTCCGTTAAAAGAAATATCTTCAGCTACATCACGAAGCCAAAACTTCTGTCTCATATCTTGAGAAAGAGTTGCGTACTTCTTAGCTTTCTGCATACCTTGGTAGTCAGCGAAGTCCACCTGTAAGCGTCCAGTCTTAAGTTCTTCTTTAATTGTTTTTGAAAGCTCAGTTGCACGCGCTGAAACTTTATTCTCATCAACCCCTTCTGGCAGAGTGATTACATTCAAATTGGCAGAATTGATTGGCTTGATTCTTGAACCGTAATATTCTTGAATTACTTCTTCGGTCGCTCTTTCAACTTTACGGTTAACCCCTCCTGCAAGATTGCTCCATGCGGAGTCATCCTCATTAAAGATTCTGCTAAGTTTATCAAGTACCATGACTTGAATTGCATCGTTCTGATAAATGTTGTTGATCTCAGCATCAGTCATTCCTGATGTACGGGCAACTTTCTTTAGCCCTTGCATATACGTAGAATTTCCGATAGCTTTTTCAGTCATCTCTTTAATGTCTTTGTACTTAGTATTGTAAAGAAATCCTTCAGCTTCCATCCCCTCGATCAACTGAACTCTTGCATCTTTCGTGTACTTATTTCTCAATGAAATTAGATTCGAGTTTAATGCGTCAGCAGTTTTACTGTCCCCCATTGAAAGGTTAGAAGCCAGTGCCGCCTGTTCAGGAGTCATTTTATTTTGCTTAACCATTTGTGAGTACATACTAAAAGCAATCTTTGGAGATTGATTTAATCTTTTGTAAACTTCAATTTGCTCCGCAGGTGACGACAATTGAAGAACAGTTGCAATATCATTCAATTGCCCTGAAGGAATAATATTAGCTGACTCTAATGCCGAGGCAAGAGTTCCGACTTGTTTCATTTTATCTTGAGTATTTGCCTCTAAGAGGGCAAGGTTGGTTGGATCAACTACGATCTTTCCATTCACAACTCTCACAGCCTGAGCCGCAATAGCATTATTCTCTGGGATAGACTGTACAAAGTAAAGTGGATCGCGTGCCGCTTTAACATTGATCTCAGCCTGTTTTGCTCTCAGTGCTTTCTCAGCACCTAATGCGTATTTGTCCCCTACAGAAGGGTCTTTCAATTTTGCATCTTGAAATTCTTTTTCAGTCATTACCCCTTGACCAACAAGGATAGCTTTTACATAAGCATCTCTTCTGGCATTAGAAGTCGCAAGGAAATCGTCGAATCCTGTGCGTCCTTTTGTCAGCTCATTTGTCACAGAGTCTTGAACTACCTGCATATCTGCCGCCTCATAAGCGTCGCGGATACGAGTAGTGTTATCCCCTTTATAGCCGGGATTTGTCATGTTGCGAGCACCTTCAGCAATCCAAGCTGGAATGTCTGCGGCTGTCGCGCCATCGCGTGAAGGGTGGGCTTTCCAGTCACTCATCTTAAGAGCGATTGCATCCTCAGCTTCCGCTTTGATTTTAAATTTTGTATCGAGCGCACGTTTTAGATATGATGCTTTCTCTTCCGGTGAAAGAAGATTGATCTCTGGGTGTCCAGTAGCAAGGCGTGCATTTGTGTCGATTGGAAAATCTGCACTAGCGATTGCCTCAGCTTTCTTTTCAAGATCGTCAGAATCAATTGCTGTATCGGCGTAAGATTGCATAATGAATTTTTTGTACCCTGCTTTCGTCTTGAACATTGTCCCAACTCCCAGCATTGAGCTGAAGTCTAACGAAGCGGCATCATTACCAGTAGCAATGTTTCTCAACGATGCTTCCATGGCAGATTTAACAAGAGAGGTAGTCCCATCTCTACGAACTTTTTGAGCTACTGAAAGCCCAGAAGTTTTCTCAACCATTTTTACATATTGGTCAGAGTCAGCGATTGCTGAGTTCAAATTTCTCTGAACACTCAAAGCGTCCGATCCAAGAACAATGTTCGATGCCTCAGAATATTTCTTTGGGGCACGAGTTAATGTATTTTTAGAAGTGATCTCTGCGGATTTAAAAGTTGTATCACGAAGATCATTCGTCATAAGTGGTGTGACAGCAAATCCAAACTTGTTTCTCGATTGAGTCTCAGTAAGCGTGTCCCCAATGCGAGTGCGCTCAGATGTGATGTAATCCGCCATGTACTCTTCATAAGTTTGGTCAGTTCCTTTTACAAGGTCTGTGTCCTCATCAATATTTAAAAGAGTTTCTTTTTGTTTTTGTGCAATTGAAAGTTTGTACTTCTCTTCACCAGCTAATGCTTCACGATCTGTGAAAACGTCCATGTGTTTTGCATACATTTCTGTAGCAATTTTATTCACACCATGTCCGATGTTAGCTAGAGCTTTATACGAAGCCGCCCCTTGGTCATTGAAGACTTGCTTATCCACAGCTAGAGGATTTACTTGAACATCAAACCTAGATAAATCAATTGTAGCCATTTTAAATCCTTATTAGTTGTTTCCGTATTTGCCATATTTGGCATCGTAAGCGTTTGCCCCTGCCCCAAGAAGTGACCCACCAGCATTAATGTAGTCAGCCCACTGCTGATCCTTTGCATTTCTGTTGATGTCTGCACTATCGCTCAGGTAGGTATCTGCATCTGCTCTGGCAGATTGGAGTGCTTGCGAAGCAGAGAACTGTGCTCTGTTTGCAATTTCATCAAGAGACATATTAATGATTGAAGCGTTCCTTGAAACACCTCGACCCAGCATTTCTGCAAAGGCACTTGTTTGGTTTGCTCCACCTTGAACTAAGGCAAGGTCGGCTTCCTGTTGTCCTTGGGCTAGGCGAGCATTAGCTTTCTTACGAAGAGCCTCTGCCTTTGCCGCCGCCGCTTTCTTTTGCTTGTTGGACCCGATGATGTCCATCGCTAATCCGAACGCCGCTCCCCCTGCCGCTACATAAGGGTTTCCTGTTGCGGCTCCCGCAGAGCCGTATTTTGCTGTATTATCTAAAGCCATCTTTATTCCCCTGAGTAACTCACGCCTCTTAATCCTACCCCAGAAATATTTAAAGGAGAAACATCATCTGATTCAATCCAGACGAATTGTTCACGATCAGGTGATTGTGGGAAATCCACAACAACAACTTTCGTGTCCCCAATTTCTACTCCCTCAGAGGCAATCATATTAGCTTCTTCTGAACCGTACTTGAATGGTCCAGATTTATCAATAAGAACTGTAATTCTATCCACTCTTTGTACGTCCCCAACTGAAGAACCAAATCTGGCACCCTCGAAAATTGGCAGAGTTTTCAATCGAGCTTTAAACCTGTCTGAGAAAACAAAGAACGAGTTCGTACCTAGGTCAAACTCAAATTCTGAATCGTACATTGGAAGTTCTGTTACATCTGGAACTACTGCTCCCACCGTGAAAGGGTACACCTTGTTTTTCCATAAAATGTAGCATGAAGTGTTCAGATAATTATTAAACACTGATGACATATAAAAACCATAAGGTTGCATTTGGGTATAGAAATCCGCGTAAATTACCTCGTAAAGAGCATTAAAAGGATCGAAGATATTCGTAGCAAATTTCTCTTCTCCTGTAAGGTTGCCCAGTGTTGAGTAATAAACTGGTCTTGGCTCAAATGTTGGAAGATCAAGATTGCTATCTTGAAAAGTCATATATCCAGAAGAAGTAATTCCTTCTAATCTCTTCATAGTTGTGACTTTAGAAAAAGCCTTAACTTGGGTATCGTTATCTAGTGCAACCACATACAAATCTGATGCCCTGAAAGTCGTAGGATTATAAGCTTGAATTAATAAGCACGACAATTTTTCAAACCACTCAATTCTAAAATAAGAGATATCAATTCCCTGCATAGTAGATGAAAGTAGAATATCAACTGATTCGTAGTCCTTATCGTCTGTACTAATCGAACGTAAGGTTCCATTAGAAACATAGAAGATTCTTCTGTTACCTTGGCAGAAAAGTCCAAGCTCTGAGCGTGATGTTCCGATCTGGTTCTGCTCATAAGAAGCGGCTGTGTATCCCACATTTCCAAAAGTGATTTGGCACTCCCCTTTAGATGTCCCTAAGTGAACTCTTCTTCTCGAAGTGATCCATTGGATTTCTCCGTAAGAAGGGGCAAAGTCACTAAATCCGAAGCGATAGATATCTGCTATGTAAGTCTTAGCATTGGGTGTTGTTATTGTTCCGATAGCTACCCCAGCGTAGTTAATTCCTGAGATATTTGAGGCAAGGTCTTGTCTCAACGGCTCAGTCATCATCCCTTGGAAGTATTGTCTGTTGTCAGGATGAATAGCCGAAGCCCACCACTGAGAAGGTGATAACTGCGAATTTGCCAGCATCAGCCTACCGAAGCACATATTTCCTACACGAGGGTAGTTTCTTTCTCCCCATGTAGAAATTTTCCATGCAGTTTTGGCAGTAGTTGCAGTTCCTCCAACTACTTGAATGGCGTTGAATGTCGCTGTAGTAGCGTTTCTACTTACCTCAGTAGTCAAGAAATAAATAACATCATAAGTGTTATCGTCAGAAGGCATATTTAAGAATCTGCCCTGTAAACTTACACTCGTTCCGTTTACAGAAGTCAGTGCAATAGGTACAGTTACTCTCCAAATGAAGGCATCATTAGATTTAGCTACTACTTTTATAGCTGGTGCTGTACCTGTCTGACCTAAACCAATTGTAGCGGCTGTGATTGTAAGAAGAGGATCAGTATTAACAGGATTGAAGGGGTAGTTAGCAGGACAAATTGGGCATTTTACTGCCGAAGTTACTACCTTTCCTAGATTTTCAAGTAAAAGAACAGCGTTAACGAATAGCGGATACTTAAAGAATCCTCTCACCGTTTGAGTTCCATCTGAATAATCGAGAAGTGAAATATAATAAGGGCAAGTATTTCCATCTGAAGTAACCAGTAAAGTTCTATCTGAAATCTTATCCACTCGAATAACTGTTCCAATAGAGGCATTAAGAAACCCGTTCATTCCAGAGTCGATAGCGTCTACTGCTGTACCCTGCTTGAAATTGAATAGGTACATGTCCTCCGCAATCTGAAACATAAGGGCAGAAGAAACTGTTGGTGCCCCTGTTGGAGTAAGAAGTGCGCTAAAGATAACTGTCGTGGCAGTTCTGCCTGTAACTAACCAGTTCGCTCCATTGGGAGGATTGGTTGTTGAGACTAGCCCAGAAGTATTGATTAAGTTCCCCACGAAGACATTATGTCCTGCTGGAACAGTTAATGTAATTGTTGTGCCTACGAACGACCAAGAAGTAATAGTTGTTTGGAAGACTTTCTTCTTATTGGCATCTGATACCCCGTAAGTTCTAAGAGTAACAGGGTTAGTTGGTGTTGGATTTTCTCCAGATAATCCAAAAATTGTTGGTGGATTTGAGTAATAAACATTGATTGGAAAAGAGAACATATACTCAGAACCTAAAAGCTCAGTAGAGTATGTATAATAGTCTCCATCATTGGGACGAGTACCCTTTAAAAGGATTCCCATTCCGGGTCTTTTGCAGGCGGCACCTGATCTATCCACAATAAAGTTCTCAAGAACTTCTGCTGACGATCCATCCTCTGCTGATACAACAGCCCCTCTTAGGCGAGGAGAAACCATACCATTTTTAAATGTATTAATCGTTCTTTCAAATTTACTCATCTTCTAATTCCTGATGTGAAGTCTTCTGGATAACGAGACTCTGGTGTGCCTTCCTGAGAATTCATTGAGCGTGCCTTTCTAAGGTATCTCTCTGCCTCTGTAGTGATCGCCCCTTGTAGAGAAGCTGATTGTACTAGCAGGTATGAAATGTCTTCGGCAAGTTTAAGGTAGAAGGCTTTAACGAAAGCCCCTGAATAAGTGCAAACGTCTTTATTATAGAATACATATTTTACGTTGATTTCACCGCTTTGATCGCAATGGATGTACCCTTCCTCTACTCGGTACGGAACTTTATCTTCGAGTTCTAAAACTCTGATGCAATCACTAGGAAGCTTGTATTGGAATTTTGCGCCAAATAAAGGTTCCGATCCGCTCTCTGAAAGAGTCACTCGCCTAATGGCAAAGTTCCAAGGAGAGTCGTTAAGCATTTCTTTAAGGGTGTTTTCGTATTGGGTAACAACGGCTAAGGCACGTTTATTTACGTCGGTAAGAGCGGCGATTTGTTCAGCTCCACATCTCATCAGCGCAGAATTACATAGAGATAATTTATCCATAGATACCTCGGAAAGAAAAAAGCGAGGGTTTCCCCTCGCCATTTAGAAGTTATGAATAAATTCTACTTTAGAAGTAGCTATTAATCAATAACGTATTCAACCCAAGCAATAGGGTTAGCCGCCGGAGTTGCTCCGATTGTGACTACTACCACTGTTGATACTGCCAGAATTGCTCCCGCAGTTACGTTGAATGCTGGTGACGTTCCACACCCGATGTTTTTAAGTTCAAGAATTCTAGCCCCTTTAGGGATAGTTCCGATGCTTAAAGTATCAGCCGCTACTGGCGTACCTGTGTATTGATCTAAAAGAACTCTTTTTACGCCGTTTACTTCACCAGCTAGAGATTGCTCTCTTGGAACTGCGATGCTTTTTGCGTAGTTGTTACCATTAATTGCAGCCATGATTTACTCCATTTAAAAGGGGAGCGTACTCCCCCTTAATTTTTAATTGATTAGTAAGACGTTACGATTTCCATAACACATTTTTCTTCTAAGCGAGTAGCGTCCAGAGACATCTTAGCGTAAAGCTGGATAACGTCCCCTTTATCATTTCTCTCAGAGATTTTTGAAGTCATGTCCTCAGCCTTAACCATGATTACACCTTGTTTTACGAAGGCTACACATGAGTGACCTTTTGCCGCAGTTACAGTTCCAGTTCCAGTACCATAAGTACCGTCTGTTACAGTGTAAGTTACGTTGGCAGTAAGTGCTGGGCAAAGCTCAGTTCTTACGAAACGGATTCCCATGAACTGGTCAACTGCACCCTGTACTAAAGCTTGCACAGTAGTAAAGTCACTTGAAGTAATTTGAGTTACACCAAGTAATGCGTCGATGTCGTCCGAAGTACATACTAGAACGATATCACCTTGGACTTCGTTCTTGTTGAACTTTTTCTTAATCGCACGAAGTACGTTTAAGTTAAGAGGAACACCTGTTGTAGTAGTTCCGTCGAAAGCAACAACCTTTTGAGATGTTGGAAGAACTACTGCTGTAGCCCCAGACTTTCCAGAGTAAGCAGTTCCTAATGCACCAGCGATGATTAGTCTGTCCATCTTACGACCGAAAGAGTTTTGGTATGCTTCAGAGATCGGAGCTTTCGGGTCTTGAATCATTTTTAATGTATCAATGTGATCGAAGAATTCCGTCTTTTCAAAGTTTGAGAAAGTTGTTTGTCTACGACCGCGAGATGTTTCTGAAGGAACAACGTCAGCGTATTTGTTGATACGTTCTAACGGTTCGTCAGCTAGATCGTAGTAATCCCAGTAAGCCTTCTCAGCTTTCTGCATTTCTACACGAACTAGACCTGCAAGGCGTGAACCTTTTTGTTGTGATAAATGCCATACGTTCGAGTTGAAAGCATTTACATAATGTACGGGAACAATTGAAACGTCCATAAAGACTCCTAATAAAAGTTATAAAATATTAAATTTTTTCAGTGATTGTCTCTTACGAGTTCACCATCTAATATGTCCTTTTATCGGGGCATGGAGCTTATCCTAGACACATATATGAATCTAGGATAAGCCGGACTTAAATCGGTGTCAACTAATTTGATGCCATGATTTCTTGATATTTTAACATTTTCTCTACGAACTCTTTATGTTGAGCGTGTTGCTCATTCAAATAAGGTCCGTTCGGGTCAGCGTACATTGCCAGAGATTTCGACTTAGCCTCAGCTTTTGTCATTGAGAAAGTCTCTGTTGTTCCACCTGCAAAAGAATCTTCACTCGACATCTTGTCTCCAATCTTCGCCATTAAACGAAGGAAGTCAGTGTTGTTTCTAAGGTCAGATTTAGCAATTACCCCGTGCATTTCTTCACCACCAAAGTGCTTAATCACTCTGTTTGCCTTGTCGATTTGCTTCGCAAATCCGGGTCCCCATTCTTTTCTCAGGCTTTCAGCGTTCGCTTTTACCTCAGCAAGTTGAGAAGCTTCGTAGTCGGCAACGATCTTTTCGTCAGCTTTTTCAAACAATTCAGTCAATTTTTGTAACTGAGTTGGGTTAATATTGTTTTCGAAAGCCGCTTTTAACAGCCCATCATTGAACTCTTTGTTCTCAAATGACTTTGGCAGTTCAACTTTATAGTCGTCGAATTTCTCTGGAAGACCTACTTTTTGGTAGTAAGCTTTCACTTCTTCAGGTGATGAGTTCTTTGTAGGAACCACAACCTTATCGGCACCCACCATTTTCTGTGCGTGGAAGTACCCTTTAATAACATCATCCATAGTTTTTACAGATGAGAACATTGGAGCTTTTAAAATTTCAGGGTCAACTGTTGAACCCTTCGCCCATTCAGGAGGAGTATATGCACCAGCATCTCCCGTTCCCGCAGAACTTGAAGAACCGCCTTCTCCAGAACCAGCACCGCCGCCGCCTTCGCCGCCCGCTCCACCAGCACCCGCCGCTCCTGCACCACTGTCACCAGTACCGCCACCACCTGCGCCGCCAGAACCCATAAGGTCCTCATTCATTAACATAAACTGCTGTCTCATACCGAAATTCATAAATACTCCTGCGATTGCCCACGAAATTGTGGATCGTTATTCTTTTTCTTGAGCTTTGATAGCTCTTTCTAAATCAAATGGATTCACCTCAATTGTTCTAAGGATTCTTAATACTACAGATCGTTCCCCTTCTTTATACGCCATCTCATGTGGATTCGGGTCCATCGTTGAGTGGTGAATATGGCAGGATTTACAGAGGTCGTTTAAGACCTCCATACCTGCATCCGATTTAAAAAGTTCTCTGTATGCCCTAACTAATTTTACTCTTTTGTTTTCTTTGGTCGCCGTCATTATGCTTGTCCTTGTGCCGCCACAGCTTTAGCCTGTGCTGTATTTTTTAGAGCCTGAGAATTTGCCTGATCCAACTGAGCCTGTTGAGCTTTTTGTTGAAGGTCAGCTCTCTCCGCTCTAATCTTTTGCACATCTTGATCTTTGTTCAGAAGAGCAAGTGGAGCACCATACGTTTTGAAAAGGAACTTAGCTGTATCGTCTTGGTTAACAACATCGAAAATTTCCGGTGATTGTTTCAACTGAGCGATCACCCCAAGAGATTGAAGTGCTCTCATAAATGAGTCTCCCTCTACCGATTCTTGTGCGCGTGCAATTTGAGAAACAAACTTAACTTCAAGTTTAGCTCTTAAAAGGTCTTGTGGAATTGGATCAATCAATCCTTTCCTCAACATAATCCCAAAGATTCTCATTACGATTGGGGCGAGAAGTTCGTACTGTAGTCTTCCTAGAATAGGAGACATCGCGCGAAGTTGCTCATCTCTTCTCTGCATAACTTCAGTCGCAGTCATACGATCTGATTCAACTAAGTGAAGTTGGTCAATGTAGAAAGCTGACTTAATGTTATTGTGAAGAAGTTCGATTACCTGAGTTCCAACTTGAGGATTTGCTCCCATGTTGATCGGCTCAATTCTATCCTTCGAGTCTGCACGGTAGTAGTTAATTGCGCCCGGCGTAATACGAATAGGCATTAACACCCCTTCGTCTGGAGCCTGAAGTGCAGGGTTAACCGCTAACTGAGCACCTTCCAACCAAGTCTTCATCATTTGATTTGAAGTCTTGATATCTGGCAGGGCTTTCATGGCAGGTGAACGACCGAACATCTCGCCTGATAATTTAGAGAAACGCGAAATGATACAAGGGTTTTCCTCGAATCCACCTTTCTTTAAAAGGATTCCACCCTCTTCAAGTACATGAAGAGAAGTGAAAGCCATCATCTCATGGCTTAGGTGTTTTGGTAAACGTGAGCTTGGCTCAATAGCATGGATTACGTGGTATTCTTTTAAAGGTTCTGAGTGGCGAGTGGCAATGATAGCCGCCGGAAGCGTCTTCTCAAATTGCTCAACCAACTGCTCACAAGTCATAGTGTACTTATAATAAACTGTGTCGATCACTCCGTTGTAGTTTTCACCAACAACAGCCTCGTAAATTGGACGAGAAGTGAATCTTGCGACCTCTTCTTCATCTTCCTCAATTCTTAAATGTGAAGTACCGAACCCGCAAAGGTCTAGGTAACATTCATGGATTTCTGATTGGAAGTTTGAGTTGTTCATTACGAATAGGATTCTCTTCGCTGTGTCTTGTAACCAAGCCGCATTGTCGAGTTTGTTATCCACATCCGATCTTCCTGACCCAAAGGCGAACCATTGAGTTGCAGGGTTAGTCAACATCCCGTGAAGGGCTGAAGCCAACTGCTCATTACAGCGAATCCCTACAGCATCAAAGAGAGTGTTACCTTTCTTCTCACCTTGGATTTCTCCACCGTAAATCTTATCTTTCATGGGTTGGATATAGTGTGACAATTCTTGCCAGTGTGATTCCCAAGTTCCACGATTTGCTTTTAATTTCTGAAATTTATCAACAACGAACTGACAAGCAGTTGAGTCGCCTGATGTAACTACAAATGACATTATACCACCGTCCCGCCAAGGATAGACTGTGAAAGTCCTTTACCTTGTGCTCTTTCATTAGACTGTTCTTTTTTTCTTGCTTTATTTGCGGCGATTCCTACAGAAGCGTCCACGCCATCAATTTCTAGCATACTTCCGAAGTCGTTTTTATTTGCCTTGTATCCACCAGTAGTTTCATTCCTACTAGCACCAACACCGAAAAATCCAGTGTTGCTTGTAATATCTGTTTGTGTTCCCGCTGTCACGGACCCGAGGATACCTGAGTCAAGAGCTTCTTGGGTATCGAATACATCGTCCCAATTAACAGTCTTTTGATTGTTCCAATTAGTTTTAACTGCCATGTCTATCTCCCGAAGTGGTCGTACTGCGTGTCTGCGTTTCTTGGTAAGTTTCTTGCCTCACCATTATCTATTAGTTTGTGAGACATTGCAAACCCTCTGAAGGCATCTGAACCATGAGAAGTCCAATTATGTAAAGGTTTTTCTTGGAAGATGTTGTTCTTAGCGTCCCACTTTCTCTCGTAGTTTCTAAGGGCATCCAATCCGCGAGCCGTCTTAATTTTATCAAACTTAACTTTCTTAAATACCATACGAGTGGCATTGATACCATCTTCGATTTTAGTTTTCTTCATTACTCTTGGTACTCTGCCAAATAGGTTCTTGAAGGATTTGATACGAGTTTCTCCGCCTGCAAATTCCTGAACACTAATATCGTGAGGCAACCAATGGTCAGCGTACACGTATCCCTTACCCTTAAGAATGTCGTAGTAGTGCTCTAAGCCCATCCCAGACATTTCGTAATAGTCGATCATGTACCAGAACTCTCCGCGCTTCTGACCGAACCAGATAGCTGTCGAGTCGCTTACACCAATGTCCCAGAACGTGTGAACTGGATAATTGGGGTCGTGAATAAATTCCCCAATGTGCCCACGCTTCTCGATATCGTCGATGTATTTCCCATAGTAAGCTCCCACCAGAGCCGCCTGAAACGAACACTCAAACTCTTGCGCGAACTCTTCATCACTCATCTCCGCTTTAGCCGCTCGCAACTCTTCTGCCTCAATGATTCCAGTTTTACTGGCTGGCGCAGAAAAGGCGTACCATCTAAGGTCCGGCTGTGTATTCATATTTAAAATTGCTGTCTGGTACATCTGGTAAAAGTTGTTGGTTCCTTTTGGAGTACCAATAAAGATTGCCCAACCCTTACGGTCAGACAGGGCGGGTCTGATAACTTGTCCCCAAATAGTTGGATCGCATTGTGCATACTCATCCAAGACACATCCATCCAAGTAGATTCCTCGGATAGAATCGGGGTTCTCAGCTCCAAGAAGCCAAATTGTGATTTTGTCACCACGATCATGTCGGGGGATAGTAAGTCGCAACTTTTGTTCATTCTTAGTGATCCCCGGATAGTCGGCAAACATTTCCAGTAAGTATGTCCATGCCACACGTTCAGCCTGACCATAGGTAGGGGCAATGTATGCGTACTGTGGATTGTGGTGTTCGCACTCGAACCCTGCCGCAGAGATTTCCCCCAGTGCAAAGCGAGTCTTTCCGAATCGACGATGGCAGACTGCCACCATGAAACGGATCATCTTCTGACGTTTAGTCATGTGAAGGAAAGCCTGTATCGGTCGAGGTTGATACCCGAACGATACGTCTTTAATGTTTAAGTCTTCCGACATTAGTTCCCTTTCTTCTTAGCGGCTAGAGCTTTCGCCTTAGCTTCTTCTCTTGGGAGTACTGTCTTATTGTAATATTCTTGTTGGTCGTCCATCATTTGACGAGTCCTCCCCTTTGCCATAGAGATTGAATCCTTAGTGGCAATAGGGTTCCCTTCATCATCAGTATTGGCGTTAACCTCTTTTTTCTGATTAGGGTCTTCCATTCTATCTTCGTCAATCGCCGCTTTAATTTCTTCAGCAGTCTGATCGTCCATCTGAGCAGGTTTTCTTTTCATCTTGGCTTTCGCCTCAGCTTTACTTGCCATCGGAAACCTCTTTATGTTTCGGAGCCTTCTCCGCTGGTGCTTTCGGTTGCTTCACTGTTTTCGTCGGTGCTGGTGTCTTCTCTGACTGCCCATCTGTCTCTCCCGAGTTCAATGGCATCCATGTCGAAACTCCCTGCTCCGTTTTCCAAAATCCCTTCTGTTCCATTTGCTTCTCCAAATCCCATAAAGTTCCCGAATTGGTCAACCACAATATCTCTAGGCGGTTGAGTATCCAGAACACCTGTTTGTAAATTAATTGTAATACTACCTACATTAACATCTTCCTTAGGTTTGGCAAATCTTTCTGGGTCAGATTTTTCTGCCGCCCACTTGTGAGTATCGACCGCGAGCTTGATTCCCGGAAT